TATAACCTTGTCAAAAGTTTGAGTTAACAAATCTTCCTTTGTATCAAAGATTATGTCTTTACATTTAGTCGTTAATGGAGTATCTGTAAAACGAGAATATATATGTACCTCGTGACCCTGATTAGTTAGGGCAGATGCGAGCTCAAAAAAATATAACTCAGAACCAGTATAATTCCTAAAACTAAGACAACAAATTAAAATTTTCATTATATAATGCGACCATTATACCCACTGTAGGGCTTCACCGGTCTTAGGAAAAGTATTTACAAAAATTTCCTTACATTTCAATGCAATATCTCTATGTTCTTTTTGAGTATCTTCACAAGTTCTTAAATCGATATAATGAATCCAAGATCTAAAAGAACCTTTCATATACATAGTAGTCTCAGTAGTGAGAGGCAAGATATTACGAGCACACTCTTTAGCTACACCCTCCTTGAGTAATTCATCATATAACATAAAGCTATTATCAAGATGTAAACTAATTGAATTCTCTAACTGCTTATCTAGCTCAACAGGTTCGTCTCCAACTTGTCTATTGGTTTTACCTTGTAGACGCCATTCAATATCTTCAAATTTATTGACCTCACTATACCGTTGACTAAACTCTTGAAATGAAAATGATCTATGTCTTAGTATTTGTGCTGCTATTGCTCTTGAAGTCTTAATCTCTACACACATATCAGTCATCTCAAAGGGAGACCAATGTTTATGTTTAGTTAAATATCTAATAAGTTTAGGAGCTGTAAGAGTGTTGAACTGATTACTCGGATTAGAGACCCGTGCTATATATGCTACGAGATCATCTGCAGTTTTAATACCCTCTTCCACTATTTTACCTACAGGTTGCGTTATTGATACAAGTTCAACTCTCATATCTGTATTATATAATAATACGAAAATATATCAACTGATTATAATGTATTTAATCTATATAGCTCTTAAATATACAACAATATTATTAAGCGATAATAACATAAAAAATACTAAATAATTACACGTTATGGCAAGAACAAAGCGTGAACCCAAAAAGTCTAAGGCTTCAAGGGACACAAACATAGAGGACAGAATTCAGAAAAATTATTTTACGAATTTTGAAATTAATCAAGAGTTTGAACTTAACAATACACATAAATCTTTTTTAAAGCTAGCTTTAGAAAAAGAAACAAAAGTATCTATAATCGATGGCCCGGCAGGGTCTGGTAAGACCTATCTATCTGTATTAGCTGCTCTAAACTGTTTAAAACATCATTACGTAGAGGAAATTGTTTATATACGGAGTATAGTTGAATCTGCTTCAAAAAGCTTGGGGTCATTACCAGGAGAAGCAGATGAAAAATTTCTACCATGGATGTATCCTTTATTTGATAAACTACAAGAGCTGCTCACAGAACCAGATGCAAAAAATCTAATATCTCAAGATATTATAAGAGGGATACCAGTAAATTTTGTAAGAGGAGCTACATTTAGAAATAGTTGTGTAATTGTGGATGAAGCTCAAAATTTAACACTACCAGAATTAATAACAATACTAACTAGAATAGGTAATAACTGTAAATATTTTATTATAGGGGATACAAGACAATCTGACATAGGTAAAAAATCCGGATTTGAAACAGTATTCAAACTATTCAATGACTATATATCAGAAAGGAAAGGTATATTTACATACGAATTCACATCCATGGATGTGGTGCGTAGTGAGATTCTTAAATTTATCGTAGAAAAATTAGAAGAACTACATATGAAAGCGTAAGGCTTTTGATAATCTAGGGTGCAGATTTTTTTTATTTTCTCCGCTTTCCACTAAACGAGAATATTCTCGTTTAAAGGCTTCTACGAACTCCGGAGAGAGTTCGAGGTTTCGCGGGTAAAACATTCGTGTCTTTAGAGTTAAATAACCTTCACATAGCTCGTCATATTTCATTAAATTATTTATTCCATACCAAAAGCTTTTTTCATTTTTTCCATTTCTTTGAGCTCTTCAGGAGTAATAATACCTTGTGGTTCAATAAAATCCCCATCAACATCCATATATAATTTAATGATTTCAATACGTTCTCTTCTATTACCGAAAACTTCTATAATACCAGGCCTGTCGTCTTCAATAAAGAATTTGGATTCAGGATTTTTCTGAAAATCTCTGTGTACTGCTTTGAATATATTATCTATTTCTTCTATATAATTTTTATCTGCATCTCTTAAGTCATCCTCGACAACCTCTACAGGTGCAACTTTTGAGATAGGTGTAAAAAATATAATATCTAATGATCTTAAAGACTCTCTTATAAGTGGAAGACACTTCTTAATAAACTCTTCATCAATATCTGTATCCTTCTTAGCTTCAGACCAAATACTATAAACAATATTATCAAGTGGGCATCTATCAAAGATAATGTTATCACTCTTGTCGGTCTTTTGTAGTTCATCAATCATAAAGTTCAATATGGCCCATTGAGTATCTTTATTTGTAGAAGATGAATGCTCTAAACCTTGTTCAATAATTATATCTCTATATGTTTTATCTATAGTTTTATAATTAGACCACTCTTCAAGAAAATCCTTAATTAAAGTGCTCTTTCCTTGACATGATGTTCCGCTGATTGCAATCCTCATTAGTATTATTTAGATGATTTATTTAGACCTTCAAGGCTTTATCCCATATAACTAATTGTAGTCTAGGGCTGAAATTAAAATGATGCTTTTTAGCTAACTCCGCCACCATACCACTAACCTCAGAATGCTCTTGTCTACTACCACAGCAAGGCATTAACCAAACTCTACCAGCTGGTATATCAAACTTATCTACATACTTAGATAATACCTCATCCATGTCTGATTGATTTTGTATAACAAACTTAAAACCAGAGCCCATATCAGCATGCCAAGATAATACATCTGGAATATATCTCTTACCGAGCGGATCTCCGTTTGATGATAGCTTAGGTGAAGTAGTGAAAGTAGCGGCAACGTTTTTATTAACAAGTCTAGCACTAGGTTGAATAGTTGCGTTAGTTTCAAAATCAATCCTAGGGAGCCAGCCCCAAGTTAGCATTAGATAATCAAAAAATCTAATAAGTTTTGCTTGCTGAATAAGAGGCTCACCACCAGTAACTTTTAGTATTGCTCCATTATATAGATGATCTTTATAACCAGAATCTTCAATTAACTTAACAATCTCTTCAAAAGACATTTTATTCTTAATACTCCAAGAAATAAAACTATCACACCCATGAGGAGAATCTGCGGATGCAAACCCTTTACATGTTAGATTACACATAGAGAGTCTCATAAAAACAGAAGGTTGACCTATGAACTCCCCTTCGCCTTCAATAGTATAAAATACCTTATCATCAGATAAGAATAATTCATGAGAACCTGTTATATCTTTACTTTCTTCACTCATATACGTATTATATAATTGCTTTATTTTTTATCAATATTTTTCTTTGTTTTTTTCCAGTCGATATCATCCCAGTTATCATTTATCTTTTTAGTGTTTTCCTTTCGACGTTTGCTACCTTTACCATTAGACATAATTTAACCTCTTGATATAATAACACTATTCTTTTCGTGCTCCCATATTTCAACTTGCTCAACCCAGCAACGAGATTTAGTCATTTGTTCTATATACTCACTAGCTACCTCATAACACCACTCTGCGATACGTTCAATACCAGTACCATAAGGCATAACTCTAAGATCACAAATACCTTTATCATGCATCGTCCTAAAAAGATCTAACTCAGGATCGTCTGCAGCAATACAAGTTGTATGATCAAATTGTTGTTCAAGTTTATTTTTGAGACCTTTTAATCCACCGAAATCGACTACCCAATGATTTTCATCAAGTTTATTACATCCAAAAGTAAATTTGCCATAAAGTTTATAGCCGTGTATTAGTTTACAATGACTTGTAGCTTTTGGTTGTCTGAAGGCACAGCTGCCTAGATCTAACATTTTTGTACTTTCAAATTTAGCCATATATTTATTATGATATATATCCCAGAATAATCAATAAACTTTCTTAAACAATTTTATTATAGATTATACTTGAAAAAAATCAATTACATAATATAATATACTTTTATATGAGAAATAAAGAGTTTATTTTAAAAACAGCAAATAGTTCTGCTCCTCGCACAGCCGAGGAAAAACAGAATATTATTGATAACGCTACAGTAGCTTATGAAGCATATTTAGATGCTCTTGGATTTGATTGGAGGAACGACCCTAATAGCTCAGACACACCTCGTAGAGTTGCAAAGGCCTTTGTAAATGATTTAGCGTCAGGTTGTTATGATCTACCACCAAAGGTTACTACGTTCCCTTCAGATGGTTATGATGGTATTGTGTCTCAATGTAATATACCTGTCAAGAGTATGTGCAGTCATCACCATCTAGCGTTTACTGGTAAAGCACATGTAGCTTATATTCCATCACTTAGTGGTCGAGTAATAGGATTAAGTAAGCTAAACCGTATTGTTGAGTATTATGCTCGACGGCCACAGATTCAAGAAGGCCTCACAGTACAAATTCATAATGCAATTTCTGAGATTTGTGAGATGAATCAAGGAGTAGCTGTTGTATTAGAAGCTCAGCATACATGTGCGTGCTTAAGGGGTGTTAAGCATGATGGGTGCGTAATGAAAACAAGTAAGCTATCCGGTGATTTTATGGATGACAGAGCAACCCGTCAAGAATTCTATGAGTTTATTAGGTAAATATTAAACTCCTAACCCAAAGTCGTTGATAATCTTTCTTACGACTTCAGCGACTTGTTTTGCATTATTAGGGTTAACATCATTAGTTATTACTTCCTTTTCCGTAGCATTAAGCTCTATATTGTCTAAATCGACAAATAGGGCTTTTTTCATTAAATCTACGTAAAATACTTCTCCTTCAGGAGATAGGGTAGCAGTTGGTTGCTCAGGGGTAGGTTCTTGAGCTACTTCTTCGTCCTCAGCTTCATTATTAAGCTTAGTTTTATTAAGTACAGCAGCTACTTTATTCAGCTTATTAATATAAGCAGACTTAACATTTTTCTCAGCTGGAGATAAATCACTATCTGGTTTTTTAATAATAGCATCTACAACAGCTGTAGTTGTATTTTTGTTACCAGGTACTGAGGCCTCTATAATGGATAAGAACTTACTCATTATAATTATTTATAGC